GTACGAGCGATTCTACTCGTGGTGTGCCGCTTAGTGCGTTTTCTGTTTCCAGTTTGGCAGCAATGGCAGGGTTCATTGCTCTTGCTGCTGGTGCGGCGGCTTCTTCTGCAGTTTCGCGGGCTGCTGCTACTGCTGCTGTTCGTGCTGGGCTAGGGTCTGGGTATTCGTCCCAGATTCTTGCTAGCGTTGCTTTGGCTTCTTCTGCTTCTGCAAGGATTTTTTCTGAGGCTGCTTTGTTTCCGTCGGCTGTTTTTTGTGCTGATGAGGCTAGACGGTTGATGTTTTCGGCAGCCATTTCGTCAATTTTGCCGTATACGACTTCTAGTTCTGCATCGACTAGGTCTTCTGCTTGGTTTAGTAGGGCTGCTTTGTTGCCTTTTAGGGCGCGACGGGATTCGATTCGGGCGATTGCTCGTTTGTGTGCGTCTACGAATCCGCTTCCTGCAGATTTTAGGACGTGGTTGATTGCTCCGAGGCGTCCGCCTTGTAGTGCGGTGAGTGCGTCGCCTACTTCTGGTTTGGCAATGTTTCTGTTGTAGACGTTTTTGACAACATATTCGCCTAGTTCTGGAGCAATTGCACCTTCTACGCCTTTTGCTGCGGCTACTGAACGTTGTGATGCTTGGCTTACGCCACGGATGCCTTGTCCGACACCACGTAGGGCTCCACCTAGGCCGAGTGTTGCGAAGCTTGCAGGGTCTAGACCGATGTCTAGTACGGTTGAGATGACTCCTGATGGGGTAAACCAGGTTCCTTCTCCGAAGATTTCTTTGTCTGAGCGTGCAATGTCTAATGCTGGCAGGTTTTCTACCGATTTAGCGAATTCTGGTGATTTGAACAGTTCGTACCAGTTTTCGATTACTGGACGGCCTGTGAGGTCTTGCACTGCGCCTTCTGCGCCTGGTGCCGAACCGGCAATGCCTCGTGCTGCACCGCCAGCGAACGCAAACGGTGTGGTAATAATGTCGCCTGCGGTTGCGAAGAAGTCTTCTGCGGTTACGTCGCCGTCGTTTAGGCGGTCAAACATTACGTTTGCTTTTTCCATCACGTCGTAGGCACCGTTGGTGATGCCTCGACCTAGTCCTGTGAGGATTCGTAGGGTTGCACCGAATAGGTTGGTGTCACCTTCGGTGATGCGGTTGGTTAGTTCGTAGTTTGCTGAAGTGTCTGCGGCTCTTTTTTGTACGCCAGAGACAGTTTTCTGGAATGACTGGTTCATTGCAGGGTCAAAGAACGGCTTGTCTGATTGTCCTTGACGCTGTTTAAGGAAATTGATTACAGGGTCGTTGGTTGGCAGCGACACTTGGTCGAGCATGCGCTTAAACTTGTTTACGTCGGAGTTATTCTGAGCCATAACTGCCTTTCTTCTAGGCAATTATAGCATCTATTAGTTGCCTGTTCCTATTTTAGGAATGCCTGAACTGAAGAGGTTTGCGCCGCTAGGGTACAAGTCGTTAGGGCTAATTTGGAAGATATCCATGAACGTTAGAACGTCTTCGCTGATTGCTCCACCACCCTGAGGGTTCTTGTAGTATTCCTGCGCAAGCGCAAGCATGTCTTGATAGGCTGGGTCGTTACGTGACTTAACTGCACGGCCAACAACAGTCTTAGAGAACCTGTCTAGACGGTCCTGCTCATCCTGCTCCCACTTTGCGGGGGTTCCGCCAGTAAGTTCGTTCTTGTATTGGCTTAGAAGAACGTCCGCCTGGATTTGACCTAGAGGGTCAAGGGTGCGGGTAGCGGTCTTGCTCTTCTCTTGAGCAATCTGGTTCTTGTAGTTGTTGATAGCGTTCTGGTATGCCTCAGTGAGCGACAGTTTAGTTGCCGATTTGGTGTTACCAATAGCGGTCTTCATGCGGTCAGCTTGTTGCTGAGCCGATAGTTTCTGAGATTCTAGGAGTCCCTGCCATGACTGACCTTGTCCTAGGATGTTTCCCATTGCTTCGTTTAGGCGTGTTTGTGAACTGTACTGGGTTAGTGCGTTCTCTTGGCTTATACCTAGTTGTGCAGCAAGTCCTGCACGGCGTGCTTCCTGTGCTGCGCCTTCTTGCGATAGGACGTTCTGTAGAGCTGAGGCGCGTTGACCGGTAGCTCCAATTGCTTGCTCGTATGAGCCTAGAATTGACTGTTTTGCGGCTTCTGACTCTTGGGTGAGTTGACCGTACATGTTTTCAACACTTGCACTGTTTTGCTTGTATTGTTTGTTTTTGTTCTGGATGCCTTGGTTTAGGGAACGTAGGACGGCAGCGTTTGGTCCGCCAGAGTATGAACCGTATTTATCGTAAATGCTTGCTAAAGCGTCGTCATACGATAGTGATGATTCTCCCGTGATGGGGTTCAATCCGTACCCGTTTAGTCTGCGCTCCAGTGCGTCTGGTGAACCGTAACCGGTTTGCCCCGAAATGTTTGTGTTAGTGTATGGGTTGCTTTGCTGCTGGGGCGTTGCGGAACCAAGCACTGCGCTATTACCAAAAAGTGACTCAGCGAAACCTGCGATTGCTCGACCTATCGGGTCTACACGTTCAGCATACTTGTTGCTTAGGGTGTCACCCATGTTTGATAGGCCGTCGCCAAAAGCATCGGAAGCGTTATTAATTTCGTCTTCTGTTGGCATTATGCTTGTCCTGTCTGGTTAATCTTGTTAGCCATCAACGCAGCAATATACTGCTGCAGGATGTTGTAGTCGATTCCCTGCAAGCTAGCCAAAGCCTGGATGTCTTCAAGTTGAGATTGGTTTGCTAGGTCGTTAACAGAGGTTCTTGCTAAGTTTCCCTGCTCAGTATAGCCAGCTTCTACTTTGTCTCGTGAACCTAGGTAGCCGCCAGAGCGTAGCAAGCCGCGTGAACCGTAATCGTTTGCAACATTTTTGAATGCATCCATTTTGGAACGGTCAAGGGTTTTAAGTGTCTGCTGTAGGTTGCGTTGTGCCGTGTCCATTTGGTATTGGCGTAGTGCTCTACCTGCGTCGTACTGCGTTTTTGCTTGCGCTGAAGCCATCTCTTCGTTGATGCCGCCAATCATTTTAGACTGGTATGGCTTAGGGGTAGCGGTCTCGGCTTTAGGTTTAGCCGTTTTAGCGGTAGGAGTCCACTCCTGTGCCCAACTTCTTGGCATTACTTCTTACCTATCTGAGACTGCGGCTTAGCAAACAGGCGCGAAGAGTTACGGCCTTGAATCCATTTTAGCATAGCGGCGTTCTTTGCTCGCTGTTGTGTGCTACGTTCCTGATAACCTGCGTTATCTAGTTTCATGCCAGTGTTTGGTCCGACAACACCGATGCCGTACTTTTTAGCCCCTGCAGCGTATTTGTTGAATCCTGCTCCACCGATTGCCATTACGATACTCTCTCTACTGATGATTTGCGTCCACTTGTCATGTATAGGACTATGCCGTCTAGGCGTGACGGGGCTGTAACTGCTGAACCTTTGTTAGCAAATTCGACAGTAAAGTAGGCGCGTTTAAAAGTTGTTTTGCCTGCCACTTTAACGATGCTTGGTACAGGGTTTTCTGCAGTTAAACCCTGGATAGTTGTGGGCGTTATGCCCACCGGCGTCCACGGAATGTTTGCAGCCTCAGCAGTTGCCCAAGTGTAGGTTTGTAAGGTTGCCCACGAAATCGATTCAGTTTCTTGCTCAATGGCTACAATGCTTGCTGTCACATAATTGACGGCTACTACTAGCAAGTCCCAGCCAAACATGCGCTTAAACTTAGTTGGTAGACCTGCATCGTATGTTTTGGTTTTGATGCGGCAGTTAATGGTCTCGTTGGTGTTGTCACCGTCATATTTGAGTGCAAACTTGAGCAACGATTGCTCGTCTGAGTCTCCGCCTACACCGAATCCGACTAGTGGTTCGTTTGCTGCGGCGACCGTTCCGCGTGGCGCTTCAAGGAAGTATGCTGCGTCTAGGCTTGAAGTCCATTGAGTCCAGGCATTTGCTTCTGTATCAAAGCAGTAAATCGAACCGTAATACCAAGCAAGTAAGTATTGACCCACCTTGGATACGGCTGTGTTAATTGTGTAGCCGCTGCTTACTGTTTTAAACTCGACTTTATTTGAGTCGTTAAACGGGTAGTAGTTGTATCCCGCGAGGCGGTATAGGGTCCCCGCGTACATTACTGCGTGATAGTTTTCGCCTGCGACTACACCAAACTCATTATCTACGCCAACGCTTGATGATAGTTGTGTCAGGGAACCGTCGGCGGGGTCTGCTGATGCGCCGAACGCTAAACGCCACGTTGAGTGTGAACGGAACAGGAATAGTTCGCTGTTGCCCTCAACAATTTTGTGAAGCAACTCTCCGTCACCTTCGTTTACGTTGATGAAGTTGCTTGCTGGGAACTGGCTAAGTGCGTCTTCTTCGTTAACTGGAATGTTGCTGTAACGCAATGTTGAAGTGTTTGTTCCGAAGCGGCTAGAGACGTAGATTCTTCCCTTGGTGTAGTGAATCTGGTTACCCTTCGGCAATCCTGTTAATGAATCGTTTAGGGTCACAAATTCGTACACGCTGGTGGATGGGTTTTTGTGGTAGTAACCGCCGTAACCGCCAGGGTTTACCAAGTACAGACGGTTGTAGTAGGTTGTCATGTCTGCGGCAGCAAACGTAGCAATCTCAGTCCAAGCATCAGTGCTGAAATTATACAAGTATGTTTTAGCGTGAGTAGCCACAACCATTTGGGTCAGGCCATCTTCGTTGCGAAAATAACCTAGTGGGGTTAGTTTGTTTGCGCCAGACGGTTTAGCCTTTTCGACAAGAAACGGGTAGCGGCTTGCTAGTTTACCGTTACGTGTAAGGATAACGTTGGTGGCTTCGGCTAGCTCGTTTTCACCGATAATGCTAGGGTCTGTTACGTTATTTAGCCCACCGGAGAAGTTATCTAAAAGAACTCCGTCGCGTGCCATTACTCATCCTCAGGTAGAACTACCTTGGTTGGGTAGTAGTTGCTGTCAATAGTGCTCTCTTTTGCAAGGTGACGGTTCATTGAGTCACGGAAACGCTGGTCTTGATACTGAGACGCCTGCCAGTTTTCATCCAAACGGTATGCCTGACCGAGTACGTAATCTACAATCTGGTTGTAGAAACGGTCTGGCACTTGTAGCGCGTCGTTTAGTGAGGTGACGTTAGTCGGGTAGCCTAAGTAGAACACTTTGAGTGCATCCACTTTGTCTTCCATCGGTGATGGGTAGATGAAGATGTCGCCGTCCCATTCGTACCAAATCTTAGGGTCACCAATGGCGTCCATGTCTGGGTCATCAGAAACAATAGTTTCTTGCGCAGCCTGGAATGTTACTGGCTTGAGTGGGGTGCCGTCGTAGTTGATTGCTTGAATCTGGTGTACAGAATCTGGCAGGTTGCCGTAAGTGTTTACGCCCGCAGTAACATCATGTGTGAGCGTGCCTTTAATAGTTTCGTGGCTTGCGGCGATTTCACGCTGAGCGGCACCAATCCATCGGATAAGGTCAGAGTTCTTTAACTCAACTCCGCTTTCGTCGCCAAAGATGCGCGTAACGTCTGTTGCGACGTCGTTCGCTGTGCGGGTGTAGGTTTCTCTAGGCATTTGGGTCGAACAGCAGCTTTCCGTTGTGGCGGGCGTAATTCATGGACATACCTAGTTTAGCAACATCTCGGGCAACTTCACGCCTAGCAGCCATATCTTCTTCTCTTTCTTTAATTTTCATGAACTCGTGTGCAGCGTTTAGGGCTTGAATGTCGCTGATTGAGCCGCCATCTTGGGTGACGTCTGCGAGAATAATGTCTGCCATGATGCGTTCATCTAGTTGCCATTCCGCATAGTTCTTGAGAACATAACGTTCGTTTGTTGAGTTGACGACGATGCTGTATGGGCGTTCGCGGTCAAACTGTGGGTGGGATTCTGGGAGTTTCCTGATGTAAAGTGTCGGGTCGTAATCTCCGAGCACTCGGGCGATTCGTTCACAGCCGCGTGGAACGTCGCGCATCCGGTCTAGTTCGCTAAAGTCTGCGATAGTGTTTTTTTGGTTAAAGTATTCGATTGCCATGTTTCTCCTTGAGAAGGCTAATGGGGTACAGATACGAGGATAATCTGTACCCCATTAGCAGTCGGTTAACTGTTAGATACCTGAAGCAATTCCCGAGATAACACCGTGGGTGTTACGACGGTAGGTGCTGATTTCAGAGTACGAACGTAGGTAAGCGATGAAGGCGTCACGACGTGGAACCTGCTTCCACTTCGAACCGTCTTCGTCAATCCACTCCCAGCCGCGGCTGGTGTTTAGGTTGAGCTTCTTCTGGTTGATGAAGAACATCTTGCCAGTTGGAGCGTCGAAGTCGGCCTTGAACGGTAGGTCACCGAACTCGGTTGCGAAACCAAGTCCACGGTTACCACCCTGTAGGTCAACCTTGTTTACGTAGCGACGGTTCTCTTCGAGAGCCTTCCAGTATCCGTTCCATGAACCGTGGTCGGTCCAGATAACGTCTGGCTTGTCGCCGTCAGCAGCAATCCTGGTAACCATACCAATCATGTCCAACTCAGTGATTTGCTGTGGCACAGATGACACCGAGATGTCGTCCATGTGAGCAGCCCATAGAGGGGTGGTTGATGGGTTGATTCCGTGGAGCTCGCTGCTGTCGCTAACGATTGCACCGAAACCAGACCATTCTTTCTTCCAGTTGTTTACCTGAGCCGACGAGGTCGAGTTCGAGCGTACAACAGCAGAACCGACAGTAACAGACGACGCTAGGTTGCGGTCGAAGGTTACTACCTTGGTGGTCTTGTTGATTGCGGTGATGGTTACGTATCCAGCGGTGTGTGCTGGGGTTGGGGTTGCGTTGCCAAGCGATGCGGCTAGTAGAACGTCAACGCGCATACCAATGTGTAGGTACTTTACGTCGTCTAGTGCTAGCGTTGCTGCTGCGCTGGTGTTTGCAGTTGCGACCTTTGCGAGGGTACCGGTTCCGTCACCGAAAACCTGACGGTTCTGGTCCTTAGCGATGTCGTCGCGGATGCGCTCGATTTCTTCCGAGGTGACGTCTGCGAAGGTCTGGTAGTTCTGGCTAGCTTGAGCCATAACCTGACCGGTTAGACGAACTGAGCCGTAGAACGACTTTAGTCCAGTCTCACCTGAGACGTACTGCTGGTTGCCTGCTTCTGGAAGGTCTTCGTCCTCACCGCGTGCACCAATACCAGTGTTACGACCTACGTGTGCAACAAACTTGACACCTAGACCACCTACCTGGGTGATGTTACGAGCGGTTGACTTAATTCCGTCAAGTGCAGGAGTTGCGTTGTTGATTTGTTCGTTAATGTCACCGTAAACGTCTTTAAGGATTACGTTGGCAATAGCGAGGTTCTGGCCATCGGCCATAGTTCACACTCCTAGTGCTAGATTGAATAAGAAATTATCTACTTCGTTCGCCCTAGCCACCAGGTGTGGCCGTACTCACTACTAATAAAAGTGTAGCACAGATAGAATAAAGCGCCCCAAGGAAGCCTCAGGGCGCTTTACACGGGGTTTTTAGTTGAAACCTGCTAGGCTTCGCTTCGCAATCTCTTCGATGGCCGCTACGCGCTCTTCGCGGGTTGATAGTTTTTGTGCTGGTGGGGCTGGAATGCTGCTGTTGCCTGCTCCGCCTGCGACACGTGGTGCACGCTTAACTGATGCCTGCATGGCTTTGATTTCGCCCATGTACTGTTCGTGTGCTGCACCGATTAGTTGGTGTAGTTCAGCGTTAGGGTAGTCGTCTGCTAGTAGCATGGCGCGACGGATAACAGCCTCTTCATCGAAGTCACCGAACTCTTGCTGAATTGCAGCGACGGTTTCTTCAATTTCGTTGTCCATTGCGTAGGCTTCACGTTCAGCAACTTCCTGCTCACGGTCACCCTTCAAAGCGTCAATTTCTGCCTTGAGTGCACGCAACTCAGCAGTTGACTCGTCTTCTTCGAAGTCTAGGTCGTAGGCTTCTGCAGTATCGACTGCGTCTTCCATAATTTGCTGTGCGGCAGCGAAGCCGTAACGTGATGCTAGTTCGTCGTAGACGGCCTTAGGGTTTGCTGAGATTTCTGCAGCCAACTCTAGTGACGCTTCGATAACCTGTGGGTCTACACCTGCGTCAGCGTAACGACGGTATGGTGCAATCTTTTCGAACTGCTGGTCGATGCCTGCCTGCCATTTGTTAATGACTGGCTCGACTAGGCCGTGCAGTGACTTTGGTAGAACGTCGTAGAGTTCCGCGAGCGCAGGGTTACCGGCTGCTTCTTCTTCGTCGTCAACTTCGACATCTACTTCTTCAATAGTGTCTTGCGTTTCAATCTGGTCTTCGTCTTCGTATTCGAATTCGTCGCTAGGCATTTTATCCTCGTCCTATTGCTGTGGTGGTTGCCCAGCCTGGTCTGGCTGGGGTTGCATACCCATTTGTTGCTGTTGCATCATTAGGTTTGCGAGAGCCTGTTCATGCATGTTGATGTGCTTGTTGAACTCGGCCTTCTGCGTAAGAGTAAGCATATCATATGCTGGGCTCTTGCGGAAGTTGTCGTGCTCTTGAATGTGTACAGCGTGGTTGTCCCACTTGTTGACTGGGATAACGGCTGGCGGCTCAAGAGGTACACCAGTGTCAGGGTTAACCATTGCAGGGTTACCCTGCTCGATTCCCATCTGCCACTGCTGGTAGTGCTGCATAACATCCATGTCACCAAGGTTTTTGACCATGATGTTTTCACGCTGTGCACGTAGCTCGTCTGGGCGGGTGCCCTTGTTGTCTGTGTAGCGTTGAATGGTTGCAATGTCTAGCAGTTCTAGGCCGTCTTCTGGTGGAATCATTCCTAGACGCATCATGTCCATAACGAGTGCTTGCTTTGCAGCCTTGCTTGTTGGCAGTGCTGAGCCTGATTCGATACGGATGTCGGTGCCGCGGCTGATGTCTGAACCCTTGAACAGTTCGGCAGAGTAGCCGTTGTTTGAGCCTGTAATCTTTACGGTACGCTCGCCGGTCCAGTATTCGGCAGCGAGTGACAGTGCGATACGTGCAATGGTTGACAAGCCTTCTTCGATTGACGCGAAGGTTGGGGCAAGGTATGAGTCGTCACGTTCCTGCAGGTAGGCGATAGCGGTTGCTGCTTCGACACCTGGAGGGGTTGAACCCTTCGATACCTGGTGCTGACCTGAAATGTCTTCCAAGTCCATGTTCAATGCTTGGAGTTCTTCTGCCACGTATGGTGGTAGTTGAGGCATTGGGGCAGACATTGGGTAGTCAAATCCTGGGCGTACACCGATGTACTGTCCTGGGCTGGTGTTAATCTTCGATACGGTTAGCGAACCTTCACGGTAGTAAACCTGTGGCTTAGCCATCATGTTCTTTGCTTGGATACGCTGTGAACGGGTACGGTTGATTTCACGCTGTAGCGGGATGATGTCGTCAATCACGCAGGCTGAGTAGTACTGTCCTGCGGGGATGTGGTCAAACTTGACGATTGGGTAGTCTTTGTAACCTGCAGGGAAGCCGTCTAGTGACGCTTCTACGATGACTTCGTCAACGATGGTGATGAGGCCACCCTTAGGCAGAAGGTTAGTGGTTCCTGGCTTAATCCATGCTTCGATTACTAGACAGGCGTCTGGCTTGCTGTTGTTTTCGCGGATGTCTAGGGCTGACGAGATGTCGGCAATCTCGGTTGACGCTACAACGGTTGGTTGCATGTCTTTCGGGATTAGGTCGCCGTACGTCATCTTCACCCATTCAAGGGGCTTCGTGTACACGTGTAGAACGTATGGCTGCTTGTTGTGGTCAACGATTGACAGGTCTGGTACAAAAATGTTGAATGGTGACACGTGCTCGATGCAGATGTCGCCTTCTTCTTCGCTCCAAGGGTCGTATGCCCCTGCGTGCCAGTAAGATTTGAGATAGCCCACGCCAAGCACTGATAGGTCACGAGCGACCATGCGCATTTCTCTTCCAACGTGTAGCCGGTCATATAGGCTATCCCAAATCTGTCCCGCGGCTGTTGCAGCGAACACGTCTTCAACGTCGTTCGATGCTGGCAATGCTACTGCGGTAGGTTTCTGCGAGGTGAGTTTAGCGATTTCGGTGCGCACGATTGGGCGTACACGGTTGATGATAATGCGTGGAACGTTCTTGTCGCCACGTGGCAACTGTGCTAGTTGGCTCTTAGTTGAGTCCCAAGCAACATACTGCTTGCCACGTTCAAATGACATGTTGATGTACCACTGGCGTACACGCCAGTTTTTAGCATCTTTCGACTTCTGGTATTCCTTACGGACATAATCGACAAGGGTTTTACCCTTCTTGTCTTGCTGTAACGCTTTTAGTTGCGTGTCATCGAGCAGGCCGTTGAGTTCAATCATTGGCCTTTCTTCGAAGTCAAGCTTCTCTTCGTTACTTAATGCCGTATTCTGCCCTGACGGCGTCGAAGTCATACTCATTATCGTCATCTACCTCTACGTAGTTATCCGTTACTAGCGGTGCGGTTTCTTGGGGTGGTCTTAGGTTTCCCGACGCTGCTAGCACTTGCTGAAACGCTAGTGGGTCCTTCGTCGCTAACAGGTTCACTGCTTGATTCAGCAGGTTCGCTTGTTCCAAAGTAGTCGAGATTAGGCCCTTGGTTGCTTGATTCAGGCTCCGTGTCATTAACCAAAACGACAGGGGCAGGCTCAGCAAGCAAATCAGCAGAAGCAGCGATAGAGAGGTCTCGGATGTCATTTACTAGCCTTTCAGTAACGGCAGGGATTCTGCCAATTTTTTCCCGAAGCGACGCTAGCTCTTCACGTGCAGCGGCGGCTTCTTTAGGGTGCATGTAGCCCATGTGGTCTGCAACGTTTGCGATGCAGTATGAGCATAGGTAAACCATACCAAAGTAGTCGATTTGTTTATCGAGGTCTAGGGCAGGGTTTTCGTGAGTGGGGTGCATCTTGCACAGCAGGCACGTGAATGGTTGGAACGGTGCTCGTTCTACGATGTTAAACTTTTTAGCCATTATTCCCATCCTACGGTATCTTCTGATATGTCTTTGAACTTCCAAGACGAAGTTCCGGGGTCTCTTCTGGTGTCTTGTTGTACAGCATCAAGTGTATCACCAAACTCTAGGTACATTTGGCGTTCCCCGCTGATTACGTCAGGGGCGAGGTCGTCCATTAGCGTAAAGAAATAGCGTGCCGAGTCAAATGCGTGGTTGTTTCTGTCTTGAATCTCTTCAAGTTTGTTCAACGTCATTTCCATTTGGCGGGATGCGCGGCGTTTGAACTTGAGTTTGGATAGTTCACTAATAAGGTTGGGGCAGTTGTCGGTGATTTGCCAGAATGGTTTGCCTGTTTTAGGGTTCACTTTCATGTATTGCTGCATTTTGTTCAGACCGATACCGATTTGTTTTGGAATGATATCGATTACGACGTTCATGTCGTGCAGGTTGAACTCTTGCTGATAGGAGGTGCCTCGTACACCGCTGGTTTGTGCCAGGGCAGGGTCACCTACGGTTAGGTATGGTTGTACACCCCATTCGCGGTTGATTGACTTGAACACTTCGGCGTGTTCCGCGATAGTCATTTGTGACTTGTAGTGTTCTGCGAATGTTGTGATGGTACCGTCTGGGGCTACAGCATGCCAAAGGATGGCTGTAGGGTCTCGCCAGCCGTAGTCGATGCTCACATAGATGCGGTGTTTGCGTGTGAGTTTGAACTCTTCTGATGGGATGGTGTGGGTGAGTTGGTTAAAGCTTTTAAATACGGCTCCACCTACCTGAATGAACTGGCCTTTTTCACGGATGGCACGTTGTTCTGGCGTTAGCGAGGATAGATAGTCTTCAATGGCTTTTTTGTCCAGGTATGGGTTGTCGGACATTTCTACTTCGACTACGCCGAACAGTTCATGCCCTTCTTTACCTGGGATGTAGACCTGTTCGTAGATGTATTCCATACCTTCAACGGGCGTGAGTGTCATCCACCAGTCTCCGTTGGTGTCTACGAGACGTGCACGGCATTCGTCATAGACGAGTTCTGGTGGCTCCTCGTCAAAGTGTACGAAGTGTCTGGAGGTTCCAGCGAACTTTTGTAGGTCCTGGTCGTAGGACATGAACTCTACGAATGAGCCGTTGGATAGGGTTAGGACGCGGCGCTCTTTACTGTACGAGTCGTCCCATGAGCCGTTGATTAGGAGGCTTTTTGGTACCCATTGTTGGAATTGGGGGAGGAGGATTTTGTCGATACCGCTAGCGAAGTCAACGCCGACCACACGCCCGCGTATTGGGGATTCTGGTACTTTTCTGAAAGGGTGTTCGCCTTTGAGATATCGAATATCTTCAATGACGCCTGCAACGGTTTTTCCTGAACGGTTTCCTCCCACGTAGAGGCGGTGTTTGTGCTGGTCTGCAGCGAACTCAATCTGTTTTGCATGTGGTTTGTACCTGTTCAGGTTGGGGCGGATTGCTGCGGTACGTATCTGTTCACTCATGTTGAACAGTGTCTCGGTAGGGTTTAGTAGTTTGCGGTTAGCCATTTAGTATCTCTAGGAGTTCGTTGAGGGTTAGGCGGACGGTTGGGTCGTTTTTGTGGTACGTCTCTAGCCCATGGGTTTGTAGGTAAACAAGGTCTTTAAGGCTTGCGTAAGCCCACCACTCGCCTGCACGAGGATAGCCAACTCCCGCTCGTTGGGTGACAAGGAATCCGTAGGTGGCTTGGGCGTGTCCTTTTTCGGTGACTGCTTCTTGGAACCATTTTTTGGTTTGTTCATGGGATGCTTTCTTGGCGGATTCGCCGCCTTTGACTTCGAAGATTATGAGGCCGTGTTTGGTGGAGCGTAGCCACACGTCGCCTTCGTCTTGTGACCCTTTCAGCACGTTCCGGTGTGCTTCTAGTGGCGTGTATCCTGCTGCTAGTAGCGCGTTTTTGACTGCTGTTTCGGCGCGCGTGCCGATTTGTTTAGCTTTGCTCATGATTGTCCTTTCGTGATAAACTCGTTGTATGGCTGCCGAGAATAATCAAGAATCTATTGTATCGCATTTGAGTGCGGACACTGATTCGTCTACTGTTGCCATTCATCATACTCTAGGTCCGTTGCCGTTCCAGGCATCTCCTGGTTCTCATGTTCACGACGGTAAAGATTCTAACAAGATTGATTACAACAGTTTGCTTAATCTACCAGACATTGGTGGCGGTGCGGCGGAATATACGTCGACGGTTAAGCATGAGGTGAAACTTGGTGCTGCTATCGCGAAGGGGCAGGCTGTTTATGTGTCGTCGGCTGATGGCACGAACATGATTGTTTCTAAAGCGTCGAACGCTTCTGAGGCTACTTCGTCGAAGACGATGGGTTTGTTGGAGGCTGGCGGTGCTACGAACGCTAAAGTTAACGTTGTTACTGAGGGTTTGCTTGCCGGCTTGAACACGTCTACGGCTACTGCTGGTGATGCTGTTTGGTTGGGTACTGATGGCAACCTTATTTATGGCTTGGCTAGCAAACCTGTAGCCCCTGCGCACCTAGTGTTTATCGGTGTTGTTACACGCGCTAATAGCAACAATGGTGAGATTTTCATCAAGCCACAAAACGGTTTCGAACTTAACGAGATTCACGACGTGCTTATTACGTCGGTTGCGGCTGGTGAGGTTATTCAACGCACCTCTAGCAACTTGTGGGAGAATAAGACGCTTTCTGAGGCGGGTATTTCTGCTGTAGGCCACACGCATGATGACCGTTACTACACTGAGACCGAAGCGGACACGTTACTTTCTGGCAAGTCAAACACTGGTCACACGCACGATGACCGTTACTATACCGAAACCGAAATCACTACGTTGCTTAGCGGCAAATCTGACACTGGGCATTTGCACACCGGCGTTTATTCACCAGTAGGACACACTCACGCTATCGCTGACGTTACAGGCCTACAAACCGAACTTGATGCTAAAGCGCTCGCTGAAGGCTACACCGTTAACCGCGTCTTGGTGTCTAACGGTGCAGGCGCTATCACAGCGTCAACAACCATCGACACCACCGAACTTGGATACCTTAACGGTGTCACAAGTAACATTCAGACACAGTTAGGCAACAAGTCAGACACGGGCCACACTCACGTTACAAGCGACGTGACAGGCTTAGACACAGCCCTTGCGGGTAAAGCCAGCTTGTCACACACCCACATCACTAGCGAAGTAACTGGACTGGATACTGCGCTTGCAGGTAAAGCCTCAACAACACACACTCACGCTATCTCTGACGTTACAGGGTTACAAACCGCGCTCGATGCTAAAGCGCTCGCGGAGGGCTACACAGCCAACCGAGTAATCGTATCGAACGGTGCAGGCGCTATTGGTGTCTCTACAACTATCGACACAACCGAACTTGGATACCTTAACGGTGTGACTAGCAACATTCAAACACAGATTGATGCTAAAGCTAACAACAGCGGCTATACTGCCAGCCGCGTGCTGATTTCTGACGCTTCAGGCAACGTAGTAGTTTCGCCACTGGTATCGACGACTGAACTTGACTATCTTGATGGCGTGACAAGCAACGTCCAAACACAGTTGAACGCTAAGGCCGCTACTGGGCACACTCACATTATTGGTGACACGACAGGTTTGCAAACAGCGTTGGATGGTAAAGCATCTAGCACCCACACTCACACAATCGCTAACGTTACGGGTCTCCAAACTGCGCTTGACGCTAAAGCCCTCGCTGAAGGTTACACTGTTAACCGTGTTCTAATCTCTAACGGTGCAGGTGCTATCGCTGTCTCTACAACTATAGACACTACTGAACTTGGCTATCTTAACGGTGTAACTAGCGGTATCCAAAGCCAGCTAAATGACAAAGCAGTAGCGGGCTCTAACGGTGTTCCGTTTGCTATGGCAGCGAACAGAACAACAACTGCTGCAGGTACTGCGCTTGCAATCAACACCCAGGAAACGGCAACCACTGTAACATTCCCAACAAGCAGATTCTCTGTAACCCCTTCCGTGACCGCAAACACAAGCTCACCACGATATGTTGCAGCAGTCACCTCAGTATCATCAACTGGTTTTACTTTTATTGTTCGTAACGTATCGGACGCTACTGGAACCACATACACGTGGAACTGGATGGCAGTTCAAATGACCTCAGGAGCGGTATCAGGCTAATGATAATTATTCTCACTTGCGAAACAAAAGGCTGCGGAAACGCCAACATTGGCATCCCATTTGAAGACCCAGGCGAGCGTTGCATCTGCGGCGTGTGCATGGAAGAAATCACCAATAAGGTAGAGGCTACACCTTCGGAATAGAGCCGTGGCGGCGAGCCTCGTCACGACGACGCTTATCTTCAGCGTGAATCAACTCATCCTTGGCGAGAGTCTTATCATCATGCGCCAGCCATTCACCCTTAGGTAGGAACGGTACAGACGCATCTACACGCCCATCTTCCAGCGTAGGGCGCTCGCCGTAGTGCGGGTCGTTCACTGCGTGCCAACGGTTGTGACATTCAGCACAAATACGGTGAACATTGCCGTCAATGTTGCACATAGTGTTTTTGTCAGGTCCGTGGTGTACGGCTTCGGCTGGGTGACCTGGGCAGCCAATGATGGGGACTACACCACCCCCAGCGTTCTGTAGCCAAGCCCATTCACAAACCATGCCGGCTTTAATTGGATACTTCTTTACAGCCTCTTTACGGCCTGTAGATAGCGGGTCGGCATAGTCTTCTAACGCTTTAGAACCTGTATAGCCTTCGAAGTATGCTTCAAGGTCAGGCTTGTCGCCCTCTTCACTGGAAGGTTTAGGGGAGCGGCCTTCGAATGAGAATGCCCCCTCGCAGCAACATTCAATGTCGTCTGCGAGGGTCTCATCCCATAAGCTTTGGCATTCATCATGAAAGCTAGCCTTGCATGCAAGGCAAAAGTCCTCGTTAGTCATCTTCGTACATGTGCCTAAAGTCGCCGTTGTATAAGTAGATTCCATTATACGCCCTGCGACCGTACGCTCCACGAGTTGGAGACATCGGGATGCGCATACGCAGTTCACGAATGAACGGTGTCATGGCTAGGCCGTTCTCACCATTCTGCGAACACCAGTTGCGGTATGCGTTCTGCAAGTCTTCCGAGGTTACTGTACCGTTCACGTTCTGAGCGATGCAGTCTTCGATGAACTTGGAGATGTGGTCTTCTTCGAACTGGTATTCGCGAGTGGCAAGGTTGACAGAGTTCGGTTCTTGTAGACCCTCGGTGAGTACTTTACGTGCGCCCTCAATCATCCAAGCAAGAACACCAGGGCCCTCTTTCTCGAACACTTCTTGCGCTAAACCTTGGCGCTGCAATCCTTCTGGCACTTGGTAACTGAAGTCGATTTTTCGTAGCCGACGCCAGAATCCACTACCTCCTGACCGAACCGCCGGGAGGTGATTAACTGCGAGAAAAAGTGTGTGACTCGGCTTGAAGTCGAAGAAGTCTTTGTACATTTTTCGTGCGGAGATGGTGTCTCCACCGGTGAGCATTTTGATTCGTGACTCGTTGAACTTACCGTCTGGGCGGGTTTCTGACGCAACAGCGAACCGCACACCTCGCAGGTTTGCGATTTCGGTTGCATGCTGCTGTGAGTTAGTGTCAAGCAGGAAGTTCTCTGGCATTGTTCTTGCATAGGTTCCTAATACTTTCGATGCGATTTCTAGCAGGGTTGATTTACCGTTAGCACCTACACCCACGAATACGGGTAGGACGTGCCAACGCACTTCACCAATCAACGCAATACCAAGCAGTTGCTGGATGTAGTCGATGCGTTCCTGGTCGGTGATGATTAGCTTTAGGAAGTTATCCCACAGCGGTGTTGCCTGTACAGCAGGCGCACAGTTCGTTTGCATCGTATTGAAGTCTTCCAACGGGTCAGCGTCACGAAGTGAACCTGTCTCAAGGTTAACAATTCCATTTGGCGTGCACAAGTCTAGAGGGTTAGCGTCTAGTTTGTGTGATTCGCAGATAATGTCTGGCACTGTCTGTGCCAAGCCTACTGCGGCGGAGATGGATGAGCGTGATAGGGAACGTTTAGCCCAGTCGAGGCCCGCCTTTGAACCGTCTGCTGCTCCAAAGGCGAGCGCCGACTCGGCTGCAAGTCGCTCAATGCTTCTCGCATTGTCTAGTACGTAGGCACTGTTCTCCCAGCGGTACCAGCCAAGTTCGGGAACAAACACATACTTGCCTTTTGCATAGTCTGCTAGGCGTTCGCTGTTTGCTACATCTGTATATTTGAATGCGTCCATCGGCAGAGAAATGGGTGCAAGGTTAGGGGATAAGGCCAAGTTTCCGTCGGTAGTTGTCTGCCCGGAGCCTTGTTCTTTTGGGAGGTCTGGAACTGCTGATAGGTGCAGTTTATGTACGTGGTTGCGGACTTCTGAAGCGAGTTTGCTTTCAGGATAGGTGGCAACCATTTGTTTAGCCCATTTGAATGCTGTCTGGACTTCGCCAGGGTTCGGTGTGCGTTTCTCACCGTCAAGCAGCATAGATAGGAATTTGGCTTCTAGAAGTCGGGCGGCTTCGGCGTATCCTTCTTCTGTGAAGCATCCGTAACGTACAGACGAGTAAAGTTTAATCGCCATCGCAACCAGCCACGGGTGACGTGCTTTGGGTTTCGCTTTGTCAATGGTGTCAATAAGTTGTGCAGTCCAAGCACAGTTCTCGCTAGCGACTCGCCATTCTTCAGGTGGAGATACAGTAACAAACTCAGCCACAGTCGTGTTGTCTGAAATAAAACCGTGCGATTCCAGAGCGTCGATGACTTGCGAGAGTTCGAGGGGGTAGGTGAAGTCATTGAATTCTACCTTTACCTGTACAGGGTTGTCGGGGTCTTTGTGGTTAACTGTGCCAGGCGCTCGCAGTACACGAGGTAAGTCTGATACGTTATCTACTTTACCGCCAAACATTTCGGCAACACGCTGAATTAGCTGACCAAAACGACGTGACACGCCGGCAATGTGCGAACGGTTCATGTCGTTGATTTCGCCGTCTTCTACAGCCCAATAGGGTTGCAGGCCGTGACCTGAGTGGACGATAGCGCAAGGACGTACACCAATAATGTCGGAGATTGCTTCGATAACGTTCATTGCGTTCTCTTCGCTGTTGATGCCGTTGTCCTTGTAGTCAAGGTCGGCCCATAGTGCGTTGAGGCGGGTTATGTCGTTTACGTCGCCGCGTGTGTTGCTTGAGGTGATTGTTGAATCGTCTACAGAGTTGACCATCGTGTAAACGTTCATGCCGTTAGCGGTTAGCGTTTGGGCAAAAATATCCGCGTTAGATAGCGGGAGGCTTTTAGAGGTCCAAGCGTTCTTAGGACCGAAGTAGCAGACAGTGACCTTGTCGGTCTCTTGCTTACCGAGCCTCGTGAACAGTTCAAGAATCGGTTTTTGGGTTTCCATTATTACTCCTTAGATAGTGAAGTCCCCGAGAGGAAAGGAGACAAACTCTCGGGGACGACACCAGTTTAGCACCTAAATCAGGTTGTTGATAGCCGAATCGATTAGAGCCTTAGGTAGACCGGTTGCTAGAGCAATCTGGTCTGATGGCACTGACGATGCAGCGAGGCTCTTAGCAAGTTCAACCTTGTCGGCTGGGAATGCTGCGAGCGGGTCTGCGTTAGGTGCAGCAGGGGCAGGTGCAGGTGCTGCGCTAGTTCCACCGAACTGGCTAGCGAAGTACTCACGTGCAGTCTGTGCATCCGCCTCAGTGAATGGGGTGAGGATGAACGGGGCTGACTGTCCCGGCTTGGAGGTTCCACGACCTAGACGACCTAGTACAGGCTTGTTGGTGCCTACGCTTGGCTTAAGGGTGGAGATGAGAGCACCTTGGAAGAAGAGAACGTTGTCGTGCTCCTCAACACCTGCAGGGCCGTCTAGGACAACTACGCGGGCTGCGACTGCGTCGCTGTCTCCGTAGTCAGTCTTGATGCCGGTGCGGTACTCGGTAGGCCAGACGAGAATCAGGTTGCCCTGGTAGTCGGCTGGACGGAATTTGCTTGGTGAAGCCGGCTGTGAAAAGCTGTCTTCAAAATACGGAACTGACATGATGTGTCGGTTCTCCTTATCTCTTATTGAATGGTGTTGGTTGTGTGAACAAGTCGTCCATGAAAGCAACGACTGGTTCTTCTAATGACGGATATTCTGAACATGAGAAGCAACCAGATGCGATATCTAGGGTCTTCAAATACTCGTTCAGATTATCGGTAGCACTAACCTTAGCATAAATTTCGTTAGCTCGTGCAAGTGCATCCAGAGCAATCTGCTCATCGTACATTTCGTGCCAGAAAACGCCAGCCCCCAACGAAATATTGTTTCGTGGATAGAACTTTACAGCGACTTCGAACACTTCGAAACCCAGTTGACGCCAACCATATCCGTACAAGTGTGCTTGGATACGGTAAGTGTTGCCTGGGCCTTTGCGAGGGACTTCACGTAGTTTAGTCTCTCCTACAATCTTGTGGTCAATGACTGTGTTTGTTTCACGGTCAAAGAGGTCACAAGACCCGGTGATGAGTTTGTCGCCAATCTTACCGATTGTCAACTTCTCTTCAATAAGCCACCGATGAGACTCTCTGGACTCATTATCGTTAGCAAAAATCTCTTCCAACGTTGCATGAACAGCCGTACCAATGAATGGTAGCCATGGCAGGTCGTGTACGCCTGAAGCGGGTAGTTTCTCTACGCCCGCAAGTTTGCGAGCGAGGCATCGAATACAGTCAATACCTATTTCGGACGGGCCGATAAGTTTTTGCTGACTTCGAGGCTGATTAACTATAGCGTTAACGATTACGTCGTTAAGCGCCTTGTCCACTGGATGAGTCATTTGTCTCCTCGTCATTCACTAGTTTCTCTAGCGAATCGATACCATCATCGATGGTTTTGTAGGCTGCCGCAATTTCTTCACGGAAAGCCAAAGATACAAGTTGCTGCATGGTCTCTGAAGTCCACACTTCAACAAGTTCGCGAGCAACTACAACATCTTTGCGCTCGTTCGCTCTATACATTAGCACAGTGGCGACAGAAAGCATAGTGTTGATTTGCATTGCGGCAACACGATGTTCCTCCGGCAACTCACTGATAGTCTCTGCATGGCCTTCGCCAATGTCAATCATTTCAGCAAGGATACCGTTCAATACCGCTAGCGCAGCATCGTCAGTAATGTTATCAGTAGGTTCTGACATTTATCTCCTCAATTGGGCGAGAACCTGTCTCGCGTATTCGATACCGCGAGAACCATCAAGGAGTTCGCGCGATATTTGGAACCGTTCAGAGTTAACCTCTGCGATTGCCAAATCTATAGACTCGTTCGACATCAACCACCAGATAGTCATCCGGTGACTACGTGATAGACGGTCGATGCGGTCTTCAACCTGCTCAGCATCATCAGACGAATACGGTACATCAAAGAACACCATATCGTCAGCGGCATCCAAGTCAATACCGACACCCATACCCATAGAGAGCAGTACGACACGCAACGGCGAGTCATGGTTTTGGAACTCATCCTGAATGCGTTGACGTTCAGTTTGTGATACAGAACCGTCAAGGATTTCTGCACGCACACCAAGCTTAGCCAGTTCACGTTGCAACCAGCGCAGAGTGGCCGTAAAAGACGACGCTACCACTACTTTTGAGGGCCCATCCGACGCATGTTCAGGGTCCATGTAGCCTCGCTCATCGAGCCACTCTGCTAACCAGTCGAACTTTGAGGACGCAAACGAACTACCAATCTGACTATCCGAGTCAGAAAACAACCAACCACTAGTAATAGCAAGCTGCCGCGACCTCAAAGCATATGTCGCCGCAGGCACAGGCTTATCTGTGCTCTGAGACGAAAGATATTCGCGCAAATAGTTGAAATAGGCGACACGTTGCGGTTTAGACATATCCAAGTTCACATAAATGTATTCCTTGGATGGTCGGCCAGCCTGAATTTCAGCCTTAGTGCGACGAACAAGATACAACCTATCGCGCTTAACCCACTCTTCAGGGCTACGCAAACGGATAGGTACAACTAACTCTTTGCTGCGCCCACCTGGGAGGCGGATAGTGCGCATCTCCATTTCGAAGTTAGTGAACATCCAATGCTTATGAGATGTGTACACTTCAGGAAACAGGAACTTGAGCGTACCGTAACGGTTCTCAAGCTTAGAACGGTCAGGAGTACCTGACACTGCGACACGCATTCCACCCGACGCTACCTTGATTTGAGATAGCCCGCGCCAGAACTGTGTCATTTCATAGCGAGCATCAGCGTCAGTAGGCAAAACCCTATGAGACTCGTCGATGACAATAGCGTCATAAACCACTTCAAAGAGGTTAGGAACTCGCTTCTTGTTCCCCGAACCCACAGCCAAAGCGTCGTGATTAGCAACAATAACAGCAGGACGTCGGATATCCTCGATGCGTTCATTTTTAGCCTCAGCAGTTCCAGAAGTTAAATCGTATACGTTAACTCCTAATGGTGCCACAAACTTTTGCACATGAGCTTTTAGCCATGTAGTTTTGGCAGGAAATTTTGGCGCAAGGATTAACACAATGCCGTTAGTGAAACAGCCATCCACTTCTAATGCGGCAAGACTCATAAGGGTCTTACCGGACCCTGGCTGGTCAGCAAGCAGTACGCGACGCTGGTTAACTATAAAGTCAACAGCTTGCTTCTGCGGCTCCCACAGCATGTCATAAATCATCATCAGTGTTCTCCTTGATAGCCCGCTTCAAACCGCGCTCTGCACGGCCCTCACGCCAAACCTGTATATCTTCGTATATTGCATACGACTTAAGCATAGAGCCTAAATCTTCAACAGTGCCCTCTTTGAAAGAGAAAGCCAACTGCCCGTTATATGTAGCCGTGAACAAAAACTGTCCCGGCGTGTAAGCTAACGGCATGACCGTAACTATAACCACGAACGGTTCAAACAGTGTACTAGAGCGGGCCCTCCCAAAGAATTGGTTTGGCACGCCGTCTATCGGATTCAAGCCGAAACTTTTTATATGCTGCAAAACCGTTCTCGATAAAGAATGCTTGGTTGCCAAACTTAATTACCTCTCTGCGAACATTCTGTCGCTCCCTAGTACTTAAGCCACCCCAAATGCCTTCACGCTCGTTAGCGTAAATCGCATACGTTGCACATGCATCAACTAGAGGACATGCACGACAGGTGGCTTTGGTGTACTCCATGTTCTCATTAGTTTCGGGGAAGAAAAAGTCGGGAGCAGACTTGCATGCAACATCACCATGCTCAGCCTCAACCCTGTCCTGCTCGTCGATGAACTTAAGCCAGATACGGAAAGTATCTTGGTTAGAGAACGCGACCTTGGCTAACTCTTTTTCTTCTTCAATCAATAGGACACTCCGTACATCCACACGCCGTAGTGGCTGGCAGACCAGCCTTAGACTCGATAGTTTGCAACTGCAAAGCATAGAACGTCGACTTGGAACGCAACGCATGCTCAACCTGCTCAGCGACACGCTGAAGCAACTGCTCAGACACGAAGTCGTTACGTTGGACCCAGTCGATTTGTAACTTGTCAGAGTCAATATCATACAGCACCTCGATGCTGAGAATCAAACCGTCCGTCTTCTTGTGGTAATCGGTGTTGAGTTCGAAGAGGTTAGTCATTGTTTACTTTCTCCCATTCACAGGTTTTGTCATTCCAGAACCAGGAATCTCCCGGCACTTCTTTCGGTGGGTCGAATCGAGCCACGGCTTGGTCAGTCACGGTAACGTTGTCACCGAACTCGCCATGTTCTAGAACCCACGCAAGACCAGCATCAGCGGCTGATGCATCATTGGCGTGGATAGTGTATGTCGTACTTACGACGTATTGCCATTTCTTAGTCATTTTTCTCCATCTGGCAAATGCCACAAATTGTTTCGTAGTCGTCAGACAACATGTCTACAACCCATTGGTGTTCATGTTTAGTCACAGTGCATCTCCTATATTTTTGTAGGCATTAGAATCAAGCATTGACATGATGTGTTCAGGCGCAAACCTATCCCAAACAAACTCTTCACGCATTTTTAGCGTGTCTGGATGGTCGTCGCGCCACTCATCATACTCATCCCTGAAGTCAGGGTTATCGAAGTCGTAGTAGCAACCAATGCTTACATGAAACTTACTTTTCACAGTATTTCCTCCTGATTTTCTAGGATTTTGTTGAGGTCGCGGATTATTAGGCCAATAAAGTGAGCATCAGAGACATAATCTGCCGCCTCTGTGGAATAGGTGCAACTCGGTGGGTAAAACAGTTCCCTAATCCAAGCATCAGTCGAATCCTCGTCATAAAAGTACTTCTTTGTGTCGTGGTCATAAGTTACGACAAGTGACGTTTGTTTACTCATAGTTCCTCCACTATCTTGCGTTGGCTTGTATACCACGCAAACTCACGGTCTTCAGTCGCTTGGTCTTTAGACTCTTCACGACACAGAAAACACATATCACGTTCAGGTTTAGTCACAACACTGAACTCTCTAGCACAACGCACACATTTACTCAATATCTTCTCCACATTCAGGGCATAAAGCGAACTCATGCCACTCTTCAGGGTCACCACACTCACAGTCAAGCCAAATAGGCTCAACGTTGCAACAACCTATACCGTCAGTCACAGTTCCTCCGGATTCATTATCTGATTCGGCTTACCACACGTAGAGCACACCCATACAGGGCGCATCAAGTTGTTGTTCCAACGGTCAAGGTGAAACCGTTTGCCGCCACAAGGGCAGACACCCCAAGAAAACTCACCCATTAGCGTTTAGTCCTTTCACGAAACATCAACTCACGCTCCTCCTTGCGGGCAGCCTGCTTGTAATCCTCCAGCAACTCACGAGACATAATGAGATAGTTAGGCGGCATGCGACGAGCCGACTTCATACCATCCTCGAAACCTTGACGGTAAGGGCGAACCCACAACATAAACCATGCACGAGCCATAGCGCTCTTCACTCTATTCAAAGACTTCCTCCACTTCGTAAGTCCAAACAGCATCCTCTTGATAGTCGGCAAGTTCAGACGCAATATAATCATCTAGTTCAGCAAGAGCCTCTTCTTCATTAGCGGCCTTGACAGGAACAAGATACGTGAACTTTGATACAGCAGTAACAAGATACTTCGGCATATCTACTCCTTTACCTCAAACGAGGTGTAAATGATGTAATACGACGGAATCGTATCCGTCGCGTGAACCTCAGCCTTAGGGTCAATCGACAAAGCCAACCGAACCACATCATCAAACGATAAATCAGCCATTACGTACCAGCCACCCAAACAATCAAACCAATACCGGTGCCAATAAGCAACCACTGCACAATGTCAGCAAACATTACAACTCCTAAAGATAAAAGGAAAGTAGCCGCACCAAACAAAAGGGAAAAAAATGCGGCTACTTTCCAGCCAGGGGGAGGCTACTTCTTAGAAGCAACCTTAGATGCGACACGAGACTTCGCCGGTGGGCGAACACTAGCCTTGTGGTCAAGCAACATTAGAACCTTAGCGAACTCAGCATCAGACAAAGTCGCAACCTTTGAACGCAAGGTAGTGATACGGTTACGGCGACCAATCATAACCGAATGCCAACCAGCAACCTCATCAGCGAAAAACAGTCTCTGCTTCTGCCCAACAATGTGAGCCACAGCAGGGAAGTTGCTAGCCTTGAACAGCCAGTTATCTACAGTAGGTCGCGAAACGTTGAACGTTCGTGCAATATCGTGAACAGTCCAAACCGGTCTGCCATCAACCTGCAAAATACCCATATTTCTATCTCCTTATAGCAAACCAACACCACCTTGATGTTGGAAGATTAGCGAACAGTTTCACCACATGTTCGAGGTGGCAGTTGCAGGCAGGAAGGTGGGGGGAGAGACCTGCAACTAAGCGGTTCCTACAGCCTAAACAACATTGTCTAGACTGCAAGAGATGTTAGGGTTGCCAGGCATCTCTGACTGTAACAACCCGTTAGCGGCCACACTACCGTAATCGAACAAGCGATAGTTATGGTTGTCGTTCTGGAACAGGTAAATATCCTGCTCCCAATCGCCATACTCTTGCTCGGCATACCAGATGTAATGCGGTTCTGAATGTATCGACATCTGGTATTGGATGTAATACTCGCTAGCAGAACGAGACCTCTCAACCTTAGGCGGCTCTACATTGAATGATGCATTCCAAGAAAGAGCCTCATAGTCGTCATCATCCCAGTCCTCATACGAACCATAAGGCTTAGGCGTGCCATCATACTTGTCAGACCAATAAGGGTCATACTCCGAACCATAAGCACTATAGGCGCTACTAGCCTTAGGCTTTCCAC